CCAGGTGCCGCAAATAATCAAACACAGAAGTCAGGCTATGTAAATAACACTAACACGTTTACAGATGCTGTTGGCTCCACACACAATGAATTGCAACCGTTGAGTAAAATTTTAACACCGAAAGCAGATAATTAATGCCAGTACAGTTCAACTACGATGGGCAAATACGCCGATTCGTTATACAGTTTGTTCGTATGCTGTCCAACTTCCAAGTGGAGTTTGGACAGAATGCTGTGGGCCAACGTACCTTACAAACTGTTCCAGTCTACTACGGAGATGCTAGTCGCCAGGCATCAATGATCTTACGCAACAACAGTGAAAACGCACTCAACGCTGTGCCGGCCATGGCTGTTTATATTTCCGGTCTGGCATACGAACAAGACAGATTACAAAATCCCTATCACGAAGGTGTACTCAGAGTAAGAGAACAAGTTTACAATCAAGATGCACAGGTACACACTGGTCAGCAAGATGGTATCTATACTGTAGAACGACTGATGCCTGCTCCGTACAAACTAACAATGAAACTGGATATATGGACCAGTAACACTGAACAGAAACAACAACTACTTGAACAGATATTGCCCCTGTTTAATCCCGGATTAGAAATACAAAGTACCGATAATTATGTTGACTGGACTAGCCTAAGTGTAGTATTATTAAAAGATGTTAGTTATTCAAACAGAAGTATTCCGGTGGGTGCCGAGGAAAACATTGATATCGCTACGCTGACCTTTGAACTTCCTATATGGCTTACACTACCTGCCAAAGTTAAAAAGATGGGTGTTGTTGCACAAATTATTGCCAGCATCTATGATGCCAATGGTGACCTGAGTCCCGATGTTATCAACACAGGCGAAGGTCTAATGAGTCAACAACGCTTTACTCCAATGAACTATGAAATTATCTATGTAGGAAACACGTTAACTTTATATTATAACAACGTTACTCCCACCAACAACGGCACTAAAATGCCATGGCGTAATTTGATTAACCTATACGGCAAACTAACAAGTGGTATCAGTCAGGTGCGACTACAATTCGAATATCCAGACGGTGTACATGAAATTGTAGGAACTGTGGCACAAAATCCTATAGATGAAACACAGTTATTGTTTACACCTTTCCCACAAACATTACCAGCCAATACCTTACAAGCAGTTGATGCCATTATTGATCCCAGGACTGTTACTGTGGATGATAGTATCATCAATCCCAACTTGGGCACACGCTATTTGATTTTAAATCCAATTGGAGATGTTAATAGCGAAAGTGCTGTAGCATGGGCAGGTCCCCCAGGAACCAACCTGGTTGCTCGTGCTGGAGATATCATTGAATTCTCCCTTGATACCTTTGGGGCTCCGTATTGGCATGTGAGTTTTGATAGCCAGGAATCGGGTGTTCAATACGTTACCAATTTAAATACCACAACGCAATATCGCTGGACTGGCGAAGCCTGGGTCAAGAGTTTCGAAGGCGTATACCTCAGTGGGTTCTGGAGTCTGGTACTGTAATGATTGGCAATTATCTAGAAGGTTGCGGCGCACTCGTCTACGCCAGGACAACTAATCGTTATCTTTTCCTGTTACGCAATAAAACCAAACACGCAGGTGCATGGGGTATCGTTGGCGGCAAAATAGACTCAGGCGAAACTGTGATGCAGGGCTTGGTGAGAGAAATACAAGAAGAAATTGGTCAAGACTATTCCAAAGGTAAGTTTATTCCCTTAGAAACATTTACTGCAGATAACCGCAAGTTTGTTTACTACACTTTTTTAATCAGTGTTACAGAAGAATTTGTGCCCAAGCTAAACGACGAACATCGTGGCTATTGCTGGGTTGAACTTGACGACCACCCAAAGCCGTTACATCCCGGGCTTTGGCGTAGTTTTAATTTTGATATTATTAAGAAAAAGATTAAGACTTTAGAATCAATACTGAATTAACCAATATCCGCTTCTAGTACAAAGTCACGGAAACTGATCTGGCGGAAGTTAGGTAGTGATATCCAGTCTGTTGGACACCACCAAGTAGCCTGCGGCATTACTCGCACAAACTCAACATCATCATATGTAGTCATAACTGAACGCATGGCATTGGTCCAAAAGTTATGATTTTGTTCTTGACTGCCTGGAAGATAACCATTGGTATTTTTGTAGATATTGTTGATTGGGCCCAGGATATCATAGCTGTCGTAACCCATTAAGAATACTTTCTTGTGCCCATCAAAGCAGGCCATGTATGCAGCAATACTGCCAGCATCATAACTTACGTTCTGTGGAATAAGATAAAATTTACCAGGATACTCAATAACGTGCTCGCCGTGGGCGTAGACGATGTTATCTGTGGGATATACGCTAAGTGCTACTTCTCGTGCAATTTCTTCTCCGACTACAATTAAGAAGTCAGGATTATAATCTCTATAAAGAGCATTACATCCATAACTTTGTAGACGATCGGCTCCTCCAAATCCCGCGTGGTGATTGGCAATGTGTCGCAGATCGAACTCGCTGCGACTTTCGCCGTTGCCAATTGCAATGGCCTGTGTGGTGGTGTGTGTGTTAAACACTGAGTTAGGAACAAAGTCTGTTACTGGTACCCATTCTGTATTTTTATACGTAAGACTAGTAACAACGTTTTCGCCACTGTAACTATCACGATAAATCTTTTTTAATTTTTGCATAATTTATATCCCAGTATAGTATTTATGTTTTATCCACGCAGTACCAATCTAGACCCACTGTTGGGAACAGGACCACTGGTTAGTGTACCATAAAATCCAACTATCAGTGTTGCAAAACTCTGCCCAGAAGTATTATTTGACAATCCAAAAACTCTGGTTCCGTCGGTGCCGACATACATGGCATTTCCTCTAGGATCAGCTGTGAAGAGAGCCGAGATGGCACCATACCCAGCGTTGGTGTTGTTGAAAACTGATGTAACACTAGATGATGTCGATCTTATTAATGTTAGTGTAAAGTTCGGTGTTGCGGCGTTGAGACTCTGTGCAACTCGTTTTGGAGTGCCAAATAGATAGCCGCGTTGTGGCCATAAATTCAAATCTGCACGGTAGTCCAGGGCGCCAAAATTTGGAATTTGATTTGTAAAATAGTTATTTGCAAGATTTACGACGCCAGTAGACGCTGTTGCACCCTGAAATAGCGTTACATTGCCTGTGTACAAAAGGCCTGAGAAAAATTGTTGGCTACTAAAGGTTGTTGCAATATACCATAATCCGCCACGTGCATCTCCGGACAATTGAGATAATGGAGAGCTGGCACTATAATCGTACCATAGATTACTTCCACCGATCATGTTTGTGACATTATTGGTGCTTGGTGCCAGCACATTTGAAAATCTTGCGCCAGTGTTGGCACTAAATTGATTGATGTAAATTGTTTGTGTGGATACAGTTCCGGCCTGATTCACAAGGAATACGTTTCCGGTGTAGTCTGGCACCGGTGTTCCAAGACCAGTGGCAACAAGAGTTGCTGTTCCAGGAGTCATAACGTTGGCAACTCCAATTTCACCTGTTGCTTGGTCCACAACCACACACCAGGGTCGCACGTCCCAATTTCTATTGGTAGCATATACGTTTTTGTTATCTATACCCAGATATGCTGTGCCATTGGCCCGGGTAATGCTGTTGGTATAATACGTGGCTACACTGGTTATGGTGTCAACCTTGCCCACACCGTTACTGGTTGAAACCCATATGGTACGATTACCGTCATATACCATGTCATAAAAACCTAAGGCCACGTTACCTGTGGCCGAGTTTACTCTTTGTAAAGGGGTTCCGCCGAGGCCTCCCGAAACACTCAATGTATATAGGCCCAATCCGCTGCAGATCCACATGTTGTCGCCAATGATAAAAGTTTTTGTGGAGTACGACGCATTGGAAAATGCTGTTGAACTTACTGCTGTTTGTGTTCCGCCAGTATACTGCCTGCCCAATCCTTGAAATGAGTATTCACTGCCACCGTTCATGGGCAGTACAAAACATTCAGTGCTTGTACTGGTAGTGACGTTGCTGCTGGGCCACCCACCAACAGGATCCACGTTGGCATATATTGTGTCTCCGGTGGTGCCAATTGGTCTCATTACGCCAAAATTAAAAGCACGACCATATGGTAGTGTAGTAGCACCGTGATCTGTAGCTATAGACGAAATTGGAACTTTGAGTCCAGTGAGATCCCAGGGATATGTCAAGCTGGTATGATAACTTGCCAGGTGGCCAAAATTGCTCGAGTCACTGTTAGTGACTGTTACAGTTGAATCAAAAAAAGGCATTCTACCTTTGTTTGTGACTGGAAGCATGCCAATGGCGCCGTCTTTGCCAGCCAGGTTAAGATAACCGTTGGGCAGTCTCGGAAAGGCAAATGATCCACCATTGGCTGGGGCAGCGGTGTTGTCCGATGGTGTGCCAATGGTTAGACTTGACGTCCAGGCATAACAAGGACTACCACCACTGAAAAGAGTTTGATTACTGTATGTCACTGTGCCGGTGACTGTGAATGTAAGATTATTGGCACTGGTGTCAGTAATATAAGCATCGGAACTGGCCACACGCAATAATAATTGTGTGTTTGCGATATTGGTAGCTGGCGTCCAGTTATTTTGATAATAGGTGTTTGTGGTGTAGTTTGCAGTATATAAAACCGTTCCTTTTAGTATGCGTAGATTTGTGATAAATCCATCAAAGAAAAATAAACCGCCGTCGGCCGCACCGACTGTGGTTGGCAAACTGTTGGTAGGAATGTTGGAAACCAATGCTGTTGTACCGAACAGTAGGCCATTTAAAAACACTCGAACTGTGGTTCCGTCGGACGTTACAGCGAAATTACTCCACCGACCGGGTATAACAGGGGTACCATTGGTAATGGTAGTTACTGAGCCGCTGAGATTGTACTGAAAAACAAAAAATCCGTTTTGCAAGAATACTGCCCAGTTTGTATTGGCACCAGATGACAGATTCCCTTGGCCAACAATAACCTGTTGCGTTGCCTTGTTAGCAACGTTGGGCAGGAACCATCCTTCCACTGTGAAAATACCCCCTGCGCCACCTAATTGTAAGTTTGCAGCTGCTGGAGTGCTGATAAAACCAGTAGACCCATCAAATCGTAAGCTGCCGCCCGGTGCATATAAACTAGCAGTATCTTCAGGGGCCACACGTTCAAATTCCATAATTGCCGACCACAGGCCCGGGGTGTTATTGATCCATGGCCATATCATGATATGTCGTGTCGTGGCGCTTACAATAATAAAACAGTTTGCTGGATCAAACCCGTGAACATATACGCCGCCGCCGGTAAATGACTGATTGATTGGATAGTGTTGGCTGTTTGTTATTGCGGCACTGCTCCACACCTCGCAGGTGCTGGTGTAAAACACCAGTTTAATCAGGTCCCATGTTATTATAAAATATTTAAAAGTGACTCCGTCAGCATTGAGGCAACGATATACCTTGGTTATTAACGGACTAAAAATACTTGTAGCTACAGTATCATATGCAGTCCACCCAAGACTGGTTATTGCAGAATCCACGGCATTGAGAAGACCTGCTGCCCCAAGCTCAGACTGAGCTGTGATTATTTTGCTGTTATTGCCGACGGTGTACTGTGCTGTTGTTATTGGCATAAAAATTCTCTGTTATATATACAATTTATCAAAAATTTAACCTTTTACTATTAATCTGCTGGTTGGCTGCGCATTTGATGTGGTAGTGCTGTAGATTCCGTTAATTGCTAGTATAATATTCTGAGAACCTGAACTAAAAAAGCCCGAAAATAGTTGACTACCATTGGTAGTCAGGCTACAACTGTTTTGAAATGGAGTTTGTAGTAGTCCACCAGTCAGTGCTGTGTTGATTGAAGCGACTGCAAGACCATTAGCGCCATTTGTCGGAACTCCCAGTGGATCAAACAAACAAATAAAAGCCCCAATCGTGGTGGTTGCTGTCCCTTGCATGCCCGGGCGCTTAGGAGACCAAAAGTGCATTCCGCGGAAGGGAATAACATTGATGTCTCCCTTGAAATCAATTGAAGCACATTGGGTACTTGTTCCAGCTGTGGTTGTGGTGTACGTGCCGCCAGACGAAGTGAAACTAACATAGCTAGTAGTTTGAAGATTGCTAGTGAAGTATTCATCTATTCTGTGATTATTAGAACTAGGTTGGGCACAGATAAACCACACACGGTTACTGATGTAATCATACACAAATGCATCTCCACCGTATGACAAAACAGCACCTCGCGGGGGGACCCGTGTGGTTCTTATTCCTGTGTTGGCATCAAACAAGGACATGTAAGTTGTCACGGATGTGGAAACAGCCGGTGTGGTTGCAGCAAAAACGTTACCTCGATAGTCTGGTACCGGGGTTCCATATTGACTGGCAGTGGCCAATAACGTGCCAGCATGTACCAGTACGTTGCTTTGGAATGTTAAACTATTACGATCAAACACAGCAATACTAGGAGCAGTATTGGCTGTGCGATTGACCGCATAAATGTTTTTGTTATCTATACCAAGGTAACTACATCCATTGGCTCTGGTGTTGGCGCTGGTATAAAATGTAGTGGCATAAGTGACAGTATCTACGGACACAATGCCGTTGCCAGTGGATGACCAAACTGTGCGATTTCCGTCAAATAAAATATCCTGGAAAGGGCCAACTGCCGCGGGCCCACCTGTCGTAGAAACACGCAGGGTAGAACGGTTAGTAACAGCAGTGGTACTTGGAAGTCTTGTGGCGGTACCAGATTGTGGTGCAGTGAAAATGCCGTAGTTAGAAATAGACCACATGGTGTCACCAACATTGATTACCTTGATTGCGGCTGCGCTAGAATCTGAAACGCTGGCTTGATCAGATGGAGATGCTGCACTTACGGTGTACATAGCAGATTGATAATGAGGAACTAAGAGCTGCGCTGCACTTTCATATCCGCCGTTGATTGGCAATAATAAACACTCGGTATTGGTACTGGTGCTAACGTTGCCACTGGGCCATCCTCCTGTGTTGTCAATATTGGCCAATATGGTATCTGCGGCTTGACCAATTGAGGAAGTGATGCCAAAGTTAAAGGCCTGGCCGAACGGTGTGTATTGATCCAATCGATCAACGGAAAAAGAGGATAGTAATTGTTTGCCAGTTCCGCCTCGGGCAGCAATAAAATCCCACCCGTAATTATTTGAATATCGAGAGTAGCTGCCAAGATGTCCGGCTATTGGATCACCAGTGACAACAGTGTTGGTGCCAGTGGCAAACAAGGGATTGACTGGTGGAAACATTCCTCGATTGGTCACAGGAACATAAAACTGAGTGGCCTGTGCTCCTGTTCTTCCATCTAATAGTCTAGGAAAACAAAACATAGCACGACCGGCTCCGCTGGTGCCTTGCACAGCCCAGGGTGTGCCAATGTTTACACTACTGGTCCAGGCAAAACACGGCGTAGGTGATGTGGGCACAGAAGCCAAATCTTCTGGCGCTACTCGCTCAAACTCCATGACTGCTGTCCACAGGCCCGGTTGACGATTAATAAAAGGCCAAATCATAACATGCCGAGTTGATGCCGACAAGATAAAATAACAGTCATAGATGTCATAGCCCTGAGCAAATCCGCCGGCATTTGTGTATGATTCATTTGTTGGAGTGCCAGTACCAGTGCTCCAGCTCTCACAGGTGCTGGTATAGAAGAATAATTTAACTGTGTCCCACCTGATGATTAAAAACTTAAAAGTGACTCCGTCAGCATTGAGGCAACGATATACCTTGGTAACAATAGGATTAAAAAGTGTAGTCCCAATGGTATCAAATGCAGTCCACCCCAATTCAGTTATTGCAGAGTCCACGGCATTGATAATATTCGTAGAACCATTTCCAAATTCATTAGAAATTCTAATGAATTTGGTTCCACCATTGGTTGTGTAATTTGTTATTTGTACGGTCATTGATAATCTCTACAATATAGTTAAGTCCAAGATTCAATCTTGCCAGTCAATCCGCCGCCACCGCCACCTTCACCAGTTGTGACAGCGGCTAATCCACCTTTGCCCACAACATAAACACCTGTGGTGGTGTAACTTTGCCCCAAACTTTGGTACATGTTTCCAAAACTATCTATCACCGGTGTGTTACCAAAATTAATAGCTCCAAACACACTTGAATTACTGAATTGAATATTGGCACCTGTTATGTAAAAGGTTCTGATTTTGCCAAGATTTGATGTATTTCGTACGGTAGAAAATTGGGATTGATCGACTACTGCGTAGTCCACAAAAACATTAGAACTGACACTGGTCACAAAAGGAACAATGTTTTGATTGAACACCGATGCTGTGTTGGCAGTTGTCACAGTCTTGGCAGTGATGTTTATGCCCAAGGTTCTTGTAGGTAATGTTCTAACGCTAGCTAGATCAAGCACTGCCATCACATTACCGTAACTCAGAGCGGCCATATTAGCCCTTTAACAACAGTCGGCTGGTTGCGGCGCCAAGTGCGGTACCTGGATTGTACAGCCCAGATTGTACGTAAACATTATTATTAACAGTCTGCGGAGAACTAAATGAATGGAATATGTGTATACCATTGGTAGTTGCCCAATTACTTTGTCCAGTTGGGCGTTCCAATATACTGATACCTGGATTATTAGTACTTATAAACAAGGGATTACCTTCTGCTTTACCGACTTGGGCGCATAGACTGACCAGATATGAATAAGGTTGATTTGATGCAGATCTAATGTCAAACCCAGGCTTTTTGTAACCAATGATATGTTGACCTCTATAAGGTATCAGTGTCATGTCGCCGCGTTGATCTGCTGGGCCGGTGGTGCCGTAAAAATTTGTTTGGACCAGACCAACTGTTGTAGTGATAGCGGTCTGGCTTAGCTGAAGAATGGCTAGATTGCCAGTGGTAGAAATCTCATGAACCTGAAAGTTACTACCAGCAGGATGAGAAGTAAAGATGAAGGATCTTGGAATTCCATTCCAACCAATTGGGTCGTAAAAAGTGTTTACTCCGTAATTTTGTGTGCCAGTACCGGAACCAATACTTTGTCCTACATAAGCCCAGGCTTGTCCGGTGTTTGACTGAAATTGCGTTTGAAACTGAGTTTGCGCTGAGGTAGTTCCTGGCACTTGCCCCACTATAACATTGCCCAGGTAGTCCGGCTGTGGTGTACCCCAACTTGATGCCACAGTAAATGCTGTGTTTCCATTAAAGCTATTGCCAAACCATACATTGCCTGTTGCTCGATCAATGGTATAAATCTGTGCCTTGGTGTTGGCAAGTCTTGATACAGCATAAACGTTTTTGTTGTCTATGCCCAGATACCCACAACCATTGGCAATGGTCTGATTACTGGTAAAATAACTTGTGGTAAAGGTGTTGGCGTCCATGCGTACTACACCATTGGCCGTTGATCCCCAAATATAACCATTGCCGTCAAACACTATGTCGTACACACCGCCTGGGACAAATGTTCTAACCACAGGTAATTGAAAACTGCCACCCGATATCTGAAAACTACAGATACTGCCTGAACCAGCTTGATTTTGAGAGTTTCCCATGGCCGTAAAGATTGTGTCCCCGACTGCTATTGATTTCATTGGCACCATGATTTGTCCGCCGGGCCCAGCACTACTGACATTGACATTTCCCCAAGATAGTGGACTTTGATTGGTGGTAGCTAGTGTTGATGCACCATCAGCTCCGCCATACATGGGCAATGCCAGACACTCAACCTGCGTGCGGGCTGTGCTGCTCGGCCAACCGTTGGCAATGTCAATATTGGCCAATATGGTATCACCGGGTTGACCATTGGTTCTAGCAATTACTCCAAAATTAAATGCACGACCAAATGGTGCAAGAGTCCCGCTGACAGCATCAACACTTATTGAGCTGGCCGCTGCAGACGCTGTGTTCCATCCATATGGAATAGCATAATAGCTGCCCAACATGCCAGCACTACCGAAAACGGATTCTGCACCGTTGTAGCTGTAGTTGGCATTTTGAGGCGGCATTGGACCACGATTGGTAACAGCCACATATTGAAATACTGCTCGTAGCCCAATCCCAAGCGCTGCTGTAAATGGCAGTCTCGGGAATCCAAAAGAATAGTTTGAAAAAGTTCCCACAACCGAACCATTTAAGGGTGTTCCTATAGTGAGACCATTGGTCCAGGCAAAATTGGGATTAGCTCCACTAAAATAACTAGTTGCATTGAATGCCGGTGTTCCAACGGCCGTGACTGTATAACCATTGGTGCTGGTGTCCACAATGTAGTTGCCCGAACTGGTGACTCCCAAGAATAATTGCGTGCCTGTGATTGCGGTACTGCCATACTGTGTGCTATTTGTAGGAACCTGACTTTGAAATGGTATTCCAAAGCCGCTGGTAGCTAGTGCCGACCCTCTGACTATGCGTAGCTTGGTAATAAGTCCTTGGAAAAAAGTAGAGGCGCCGCCGTTATTGGTACTTCCAATGCCTGTGACAAGAGAGTTGGTACCGATTGCGTAGGCTGTTGATGTATTAGTTTGCAATATGCCGTTAACAAACATACGCAAGGTAGTGCCATCACTGCTCACCATGACATGGTGCCACTGATTAGGCAGTATTGGACTATTTCCAGCAACTGATACCTGTGCACCAGCATTACTGACAGAGGTAAAATTTAATACGCCAGCAGTATTGACTATCCAGATAAAATTTGAATTGCTTGCCGTCAAGGTGGCGTTGTCTTGAGAAACAATATGTTGGCTTCTAATGCCAGGCGCAAGTGTGGTGAATATCCAGGCTTCAATGGTAAACGCCACACCGGCGCCGCCAATGTTCAAGGTAGTAGCAGTATTAGGCACAGTCAAGTAGTCCGTTGTACCGTTGAATTGTATACTTCCGCCTGGTGAGGTCACAGTATCTTCTGGTGCTATGCGTTCAAATTCCAGGCAACCAGTCCACAGTCCCGGTGTTCCAAGTATAAAGTTCCAGATTACCAGATGTCGAGCTGATCCATTGATCAAGAAATAACAGTTGACAAGATCGTAGCCCTGATTGAAGGCTCCAAAATTTTGCCAACTTTCGTTTTGTGGTATTTTTGCAAGAGTGTTCCACACTTCGCAAACACTGGTGGTCAGCATCAACTTGACGGTGTCCCAGCGCATTATCCAGTATTTGAAGGCAACACCATCGGCACAGGGCGATCGGTAAACTCTGGTTATAATGGGATTGAAAAGTGTGGTGTTTACGCTGTCATAGAGTGTCCAACCCAGGCTGGTGATGGCTGCTTCTACACCAGCGATGATATTGGTACTGCCGTTGCCTAACTCATTGAGAACAACGACTTTTTTAGTGTTTCCACCCGAAGTGTAATTAAATGTTGTGACCGACATGTTTGTATTTAGCCCTGGCTATTAAGTAGGCTTAACCCTTCATTATTATTCTGCCCACATTGGCCCCACTGGTGGTGTTTGCTGTGTAAATTCCGTTGACCACATACACTCTGGTATCAACGGTGTTGACTGGCCCCCATGTACCAAACATTTGAACACCATTTGTAGTGTTCCACCCGCTGCCCGATACCGGCACGCTAGATAGGGTTCCAGTTGGACTGTTTCCTGTGCCAATTGGAATGCCAGTGCTGTAGGCATTAAGAGCTGTTCCGCCAACCCAAAGTGGAGATATAAATCTTCCCAAGGCACTGGTTGTTCCGCCAGTATACTGAACTTGACCGGGACGTTTTGTATGTATAAAATAATGTCCCCTAAAAGGAAATATACTTAAATCTCCTTTGAAATCTGATATCGACCTAGGAGCCAAACCTCCCTGATAGAAAGCAACGGTGTTGTTGTTAGTTAAAATATTGACTGTGATGCCGGCTTGTGTAAGATTCGCAGTAAAAAGTTCTACTGTAGTAAATCCTGAAATACCAGGGTTTCCAGTCACCTCAAACAATCTACCAGAAATAAAATCGTAATGTCCTGAATGTCCATAATTGTTTGCACCGGCGCCAGGGTTTAGTGTACTATTCACAGTGGCAAAAACAGTTCCTGCAGCATTATTTTTCTGCATGTACAGACTGGTTATTAGCGTTGTACCCGCTGTTTGGAATAAAAATACATTGCCAGTGTAATCTGGCACTGGAGTTCCCCAGGTGCTGGCCACAGTAAATGCTGTGGTGGTTTCTATCGGAGGAGAGCTCCAGGTCTGTGTTTTATAATTAAATACTAAAACTTGAGGTTTGGTGTTACTGATACGTGTACTAACATAGATATTGGTGCCGTCGATACCCATGTATCCAGCACCATTGGCAATGAGTCGACCATCAGGATAAAATACTGTGCTAAAGGTGGTGGGATTCATACGCATGACCCCGTTGGCAGTGGTACCCCAGATAGATCCGTTGCCGTCAAACACCATGTCAAACACACCAAACGGTATGTTGGCGCGGAAAGTAGGAGTACTAAAATTGCCGGCGGCCTGGCTGATTGTAAAAATTCCCGACCCAGTATTCGCAGCGGCGGCTACCGAGTTGGCCGACACAAATATAGTATCACCAACAACTACAGCTTTTCCTGGAAACACCGACGGACCAACGTTGGCAAACGTATTGCTAAATGTTGACGGATTCCAAATACTGGCATTAATTGTAGTAGTGCCATTGTTTGTCTCGTGTCCACCATTCAGTGGCAATAACAAAGCCGCGGTATTGGCTCCAGTACTGCTTACCCACCCATTGGTAGAATCAAGGTTAGCAAAACTAGTGTCCTGTGCTCGAATATTTCCCAGGCCCCGGCCTATGCTCACATTGTAAATGCGTCCAAAGCCAGCGACGCTGCGTGCACCTAATGGTGTAACTGCTGGGCTCTGTGTTATGGGGGTACCCTGCATGACACTGATTGTGCTGACTGGACTTTTTGCGGTATCCCAACCGTAGGGAATTTGTATATTAGCGTAACTGGCAAGATGTCCAAAATTTCCATCTCTTGCATTTATGGTAGTTATACCTTGCGTGGGCGCACCAGGCGATGCAGTCGATAAAACTGGAGGCATTGGACCGCGATTGGTCACTGATGTGTAGTCAATTGTGCCACTTACGCCAGTGCCGCCGGCAATGGTTCTGGGACTAGAATATTGTATTGGACTGCCAGGCTCAGCAACGTTAACTATCCCCGATGGTGTTCCCATCTGCAACGAATTGGTCCAGGCATAACAAGGCATGCCGCCGCTCATAGGTGTTGCGTCATTAAATGCCCCGGCAGTGCCGCCAAACACTAGAGTTAGGTTAAAGTTATTGGGGCTTGAATCGAGAAAACGATTACCTGCGGAAGTGACTGTTACCAATAGTTGTGTGCCAGTTACAGCAGTTAACGGAACATAATAGCTAGGTGGCAGGGCTAGAGAAAATGTGGCATTGTATAAACATTGGCCTTTTATAATTCTCAGATTTGTTATGTATCCTGGAAAATATCCTGTAGCGACTGCGTTAGAATTAAAATGTGCTATACCTGTTATTATACTAGAAGAAGAATACATGACAGAGAAAGGCGGTAGCGCAACACTTATACCGGCTAGTACACCATTGATAAAGATTCTGATATTTTGCGAATCATATGATACTGCCACGTGATTCCATTGGTTCAATATTAAACGTGTGTTGTTGGTAGTAAAAGTTACTTGATTGGCTCGTGGACTAGTAGCCCAGGAGCTCCAGGTTATATCACCACCTGCGGTTATAGACAACTCGTATGTACCTGTGGTTGATCCATTAGATTGCGCTATAATAACTGGAGCACCTCCCGATGGTGACACAAAACCAGTTGGCAATATCCAAGCTTCTATAGTAAAGTCTCTACCAGCCAGGTTCATGTTGTCGCTGGCGGGCACAGAGCAGAAGTCTGATGTGCCGTTGAAAAGTAAACTGCCTCCGGGTGCAGTCACAGTATCTTCTGCTGCCACACGTTCAAATTCTAACACCGCAGTCCAGAGTCCGGGATGATTATTGATGAAATTCCACAGCATGGCATGACGGTTTGTGGCCGACACTATGATTGAGCTTAACACCAAATCGTAACCTTGTGCAAATGCCCCGGCATTGGTCCAGGATTCATTGATGGGTAGTTTACCAATGGTATTCCAAGTTTCACAAGTGCTGGTATAGAAAAATAACTTAACTGTGTCCCAACGTATGATCAGATATTTAAAAGTGACACCATCAACATTTAATACACGATAGACTCTGGTAACAACAGGATTAAATCCTGCGGCATTTATGCTGTCATACAAACTCCATCCCAATAGTGTCAGCGCGGTGTTGACGCCAGCAATGATATTGGTTGATCCGTTTCCAAGCTCATTGACGATGTCAATACGGTAACTGTTGGTAGTAAATAAAGTATTTGTAACTGCCATATTAGCCTAGTTTGATATAAACAATAGTGAGTGCGCCATCTTTGGCACCATTGGCTGTGTTTACATCCACAGTAAAATAATCTGTGGTGCTGGCCGTGGTGTTCAAAGTGGTAGTCGAAGAATTAAACGACCCCGATGGCAAATTGATTGCGGTAACTGGGTTACCATTTCTATTCAGTGTGATATTAAATGCACCAGTGCTTGGTGCTGTACCAGCAGTAAGGTAAGCTGAAATTAGTTGTATGCTGCCTTGCGGATACCAGCGTACTACACCCGGTCCCACGGTAACTGTACTGATAAAATTATAAACTTTAACAGCACTGGTAAGGCCGCCGGTTGTGGCCGCTGTGGCCAATGCAGCTGAAATTGTGCTGCTGTTTACTGTGCCGGTGACTGTGGTTAATAACCCAGTGGGGCCAATTACCAAGGTACTGGAACCCAAAGTTGACAATGCTAATGCACTGGTGGTAACGTCAGTTTGTAGTGCGGCGCCACGGACTCCGCCAATTCTCAGTGTGGTGCCTACATTTAATTCAGCACCAGTGGTAATGCTATTGATACTAAAACTGCCGCCAACTGACAGACTACCACTAACTGACAGCGAATTTGCACTGGGATTGAATGTCAATCCCGGACTGCTTAAAACACTTGTAGTCCTACCTTGGGCACTGACATTGAGACCAACGTATAAATTGGCCTGGTCAGTAACAGCAGGCAGTACTTGAATAGACTGAGCTACCTGCATGACGTGTCCTTAAGCCTGTGCTTCTGTCCAACTCAATCGTACCACGCAGTTGGCCTCTCCTCGTACACTAATATTGGTGGCTACCACGGTCAACACGTCTGGGCCGTCTGGGTACACGCCCACGTTGCCAGAGAGCTGCCCTCCGCCCAATATACTGGTACCTAGGTCTCGAATTTCCGTCAAACTTTGTGCAGTTACGTTGTATGCTGTTGCCGGTCCAGGTCCACCCGCAACCGCGGTGGCCTCTGTTTCTGTGTAAAATGCAAATATGGGTTCGCCGCCTGAAACAGTTGTAGCATTACTGTGGAACTGATACTGTGCGAGACTACTACCACCCACGTTGGTCCAACCTGGACGGCTGTTACTGACTGTGGCATTCAAGAATAGCTGTATCAAGAAACTACCATTACTGTAGATACTCATCGAACGCGGAGTCAATTGCATGCGATTGACAATTTCTCTGGCTCCGATAAAACCACCAGGAACACCAGTATACACACTAGGAGCACTGCGTAAACTTATGATGGCATTTGATTGGCCGGCAAAAACGTTGGCAAATTGTGTCATACCTGTTGTAAATACGAAAGATTTGTCATCATCAAAACCACCGTCCATGATCGCACTGGTACCCCAGTGATTGACCTCTGCAGCAAATTGTGGAGTGTGATTTTCTACTGCCACTGGAGCTTGTGTATTGGCTGTCCATGCTACAGCAGGACCACCCAGGGGTGCAAATATCAAAGGCTGTGTGTTTGATAAGAATGGTGCTGTGCTCAGCACCACACTGGTATTGGCCGTATAACTGGCAACAACAGCCTGGTCTGGTATACCTGGACCAATTACTTCCATTCCAGCTTGTATGTTGACTGTGTTGGCCACTGTGATAGTTGCTACGTTGGCTGTGTATGTGGCTGTTTGCGTCACACCCGGACTTCCACGCTGACTCAAGGTGACCTGATTGGTGGCGTAGTTCAAGGACGAATAAGATACAAACTCTTGTGCAAACGAATCTCTCAACACCAATATCCCAGTGGGCGGCCATGTGGTGGGTATAGTACTCAATGTCATGGCAGTGGCTGTATTGGTCAGATTGGCTGACAATACCGCAGTATTGGAAAAGCTATTGGTCTCATAGCGGCCAGGCAAATTGCCGGACCGCATGTAAGCAATCTGTTGCACGTTGTTGTTGACCATTCTGTGACAGTAAATCACATCGCCATTGGGTCCGCGGAATCCCCAGCGTATAAAGCCGGCGCCGTACCAGGAGTAGTCTAGATATAACATCTGCATTTTAGAAAAGTCTTGGCGGAAACCACTGGGACCTGTGCCGTCACAGCGATCAATGTTCCATTGACTCTGCGGAACTCTTACGTCTATGGTCTTGCTGATAAGACTGTTGCTGATATTGCCCAGGCCACGATATGTTGGACTCACTGTCAATAACGCATCACTTTGGATGTTGATCACACGATATGTCATACCACGTATGACTATGAAGTCATTGGGTTGAAGTTGTTTGGTGAACAAGGTATTACTGCCTATGATACGGTCGCTGCCCACTGTGGCACTGATAGTTCCAGGCAAAGCTCCGGTGCTGGTGCGGCGCACTGCATAACAGGTTTGTCCGTCATATTCAAAGAAAATGCCGTTCTGACTGTCAAACAGTCCTGTGCGTACCATGCTACCATACCAGGAATTCATGGCACCACTATACAAACCTGAGGCCGGAGATGCGCTGGGTGCTGTGGCAGCTGTGTAGGTAAAGCGATAAGGATCCAATACCTGTGTGACGGTGAAGTTGCCATTGTAAGCAGCTTGATCTGCACCAAATATGCTGATTCCCACTCCAGGAAGAGCTATGTTGTGTTGATCTTTGGTGGTCACTGTGACTGTGGTACCAGAGCTGGTTAAATTATCCAACACAAAATTTGATTTCATGGTGGTTCCAGTGCTCATCTGTATACCTTTACCGCTTTGGTAACGGAAGTAACGACGAGTTTGACGAATATACTGATTGTTATGACCTTGGCTGTTATGACTGAATCTTAGACCTCCGGTCAGCGCACGATGTAGGGTTGCACCTAGGGGTCTTACATACAAGGCTGCGGCCGCGGTGCTAATGGTACCGGTTGGTGTGTTGAGTGTATAGAAACTAAATGCTCTGGAGTTTGATATTGTAGTAACTACCCAGCTGCCATTGGGCGCAAAACTGGTGGCCGTGGCTCCTACTAGGCCAATTTCGTTGCCTACGCTAAGACCATGCTGTATGCTGGTCACCACATTGATCAAGTTGCCTGTGTTGGTTATACCGGTGATACCAATGGCGCTGTTTGAGTACACATTGCTAAAATATCCCAAGGTCACACCGGCATTATTGATGCTGCCCGTGGTACCAGTGTAAAAATATTTGCCAGTGTAGGTAAACGTATTAACACTGGGATTGGTGTCGATCACATAGGTGCCATCTGCTCCTGCATAGGTAGTATCCAGTATGGTCACGGCGTTGCCCAACAACCAGGGCGAGTTGGCTATTGTGGCAGGAAACACGTTGGCTGTGTAGGTTCTACTACCGTTGACAGCTGTGATGTCAGTTATGTTAAAGTTGCCAGTGGCTGTGGAATAAAAGGCATAGGGACGATTATTGATCATTCCCACCTGTTCCCATTTGGTCTGCTGTGTTGAATATTCAAAGTCTGTGTCGATCAGTGCTGTGGGCGTACTCACACGTAACTTGTTTACTGGATCCAGATAAGATTCACTTGGACTAAACTTTTCATCGTACTCATCAACAACAATACTCAACTTGTCAGTTGCGCTTAATGTTGTGGTATTGTAACCAAGAGTAATTGTGGTAGTTGTTGTCGAACCATCTGCGCTGGTGGCAATAACATAGCTGGTGGCAGTTAGACTTGGATCACTGAAATTGTAGATTACTTGATTGGTAGTAACATCCGTGATTAAAATCAGTCGTTCACGTGGTATAGCACGTGGAATTACCAAAGTACGTGTACTTGGTATAAATGTGTAATATGTGTCTAGTATAGCTTTTCTTGCCATGGTTTCTCCAACTTGTCCAGTTTATGTTAGATATTTATCTAAATTATGTGCCTGTCATTATATCTAAGGGGTTAAATGGGTAACGACGTGTGTTTGTGTTTGTGCCCATTTGAGTGCGTACAGTCACTTGCGAATTGACAGGTACGCTGTCCGCAAACTTTAAATTTCCGCCGGTATCTACAGTATATCCCTTGTTGGCTGCAAGCACTTGTCCTTGCCAAACTACATCAGAATTTAATGTGAATGCTGGTTGTTGTACACCGTTGACCGAAACGGATAAATTCCAAGGATTCGTGACAGCAACTTTGGTACCATTGTAGCGTAATTGGAATGTGTTTTTAAATCCATCAGTCAAATAGCTAAGATCATCAAAATCATAAACTTCACTTGTGGTCAACGACCCTGCTCCACCGCCCAGGCTCAATGCTGCGATATTGGCAGTATTTACTACAATACCGCCGGCCACGCGAGTCCACGCATTGGTTTGGGTACTGTAAGTATAGGTTACTCCACTGACTTGAGTGGTTTGTCCATTTTGGGGGTAACTCGGGAATGACATAGTTTATCCAGTTATAGTGTATTTATGTATTTTAAGCGGTATAGGTCCCTGGGGCGGTGTATGTAATTATTGTATATCCAGGAGTTGCAGGCGGAGTCGAGACTACTGCACCCGGTGCACTTCCTGGATACACCGAATTTTGAACTGCTAGAATAACTGTGCCAGATCCGCCGGTTAAGCCAACTCTTGCCGGCGGATTTCCAGATCCGCTTGTACCCCCACTACCGCCAGATCCAAGACCATTTACACCAACCACGTACGGGCCACCGCCGCCGCCACCGCCGCCGCCGCCATAGGTATTTCCTGTAAATATCCAAGAGTATCCAGGTCCTCCAAATACAGTTCCTGCAAAAGCATTGGTGCCAACTCCGCCTGCACCACCTCCACCGCCGCCATGTCTATAAGTAACACTATCAGTTCCACCTACTCCTCCTGTGGACCCAAGACCACCACTGGCACTAGCTGGTTGTGTGGCACCACCACCTGCAAAATTACCAGCAGAACCGCTTGCACCACCTCCGCCACCAGATCCGCCAGGGTTGCCTTGTGCATTATTTGAAGCGCCATATCCACCACCAAGTGCTACTATGTTACCCAACGTTCCGCCACCAATTGCACTATTTCCACCATTGATATTGGAACCACCTGCTGATCCAGGACCAACAACTATTGTATAAGTTGTGCCCGGTTCTAAATCAACTGAGCCAGTGACTACTCCACCTCCACCACCGCCTCCGGATCGATTGTCTACCGCTGCCGTGGTAGTTCCACCACCGCCACCACCGCCTACTACTAGATAATTAGTTGACGCAAAAGATACTGTGGTAGCTGTAAATGTACTGTTTGCCGTATAGGTTAGTACATAATATCCAGGTGCTGCCGGTGGAGTTGTTACAGTTGCACCCGGTGCTGATCCTGGAAAATTTAAAAACGGAATAGCTAAAATAACTACGCCGGCACGGCCACCAGATCCGCCAGCGCCGCCACTTGGTACTCCACGATTTCCTGGACCACCACCACCACCAGACCCACTGGTATTACTACTGGGTGATGTACCGGCACCGCCAGCTGCACCGCCACCGCCAACTGCGTATGTATTTCCAGTGATGGGCCAGGTGTATCCACTACCACCTGTGCCAGGTGCAAGACCTGCTGATGTTGCACCACCACCGCCTCCCGAATTGGTGCTGGCAGGAACTCCGGCACTACCAGGAAATCCTTGCCCTGGTGTTCCAGTTCCTGCAGTTGACGGAGCAGCAGCAGATCCACCGCCAGATCCGCCTGACAGTCCTGCAGGGCCACCGCCGGCCGGTGGTGCAAATGCGCCACCACCACCACCACCGC